GCGTAATTTGACATTTGGTTATTATACGCCTTCAAAGATAAAGGTTCCTGAACTTCCCGCTTCCATAACTCCAATTCAGTTGAAGTGGGAAGAAGTATGCGCACATGATACTAGGATGCGGCCGCATGAAGAAGTTAAAAAGATTGTTGAATCTTATATTTATACTAAAACAGAAAGTAAGTATCAAGGTGAAGTAGATGAATGGCTACAAAAAGCAGTTACGATTAGAGAAAAAACAAGCAATGAAAGTCACTTTGGTACGAAACATACGTACAATTTGGTTGATGCCGAAGGTAATTCTTATATTTGGGAGACAGGCGCCAAAGATTATGCGTGTGATACGACAGTTTCTTTGAAAATGAAAGTCAAAGAACATAAGGAAATTAACGGAGAAAAATGTACCGTGGTTTGGTACTGTAAAGAAATATGAAATTACTTTATAATAAATATTTTGGCATGATAGCTAGATGTAATGCGTGCGGCGCGATTATTGGCTATAGTCCAGAGGATGTATCTGCTACACAGAATATCTCATGTCCTCAGTGTAGATTTTCAATCTGGGTGCCGCTAAATCCTACGTATGATGGAATTGTGAAGGAAGAAAAGGAGAAGCAAGATGAGACTGTGGTTTGAGAATTCTGAAGGTAAAGAGCGTCTTATCGCAGATTGTCGCGATTGGAAAGAAGTTAATGAGACAATTGATGATTTTATTGAAAATTGTAATGCGCGAAAAATTAGTGCTGCAATGAAGGCTCATCCAGATGATTTTAATATCTCCAAGGTACAACTTTTTAAGAGGTATTATACTAGGGTTTGGAAGCAAGATGATGGACGTATGCGAATTGATGTAGGTTCCCATACTGAGTTTTTTCTGTGGGAAGGAGAATTAGAATGAGCAATGAGTTAAAAGATTATTTGTATGATAAGATATGCGAGATTGTTCTTGACTCCGGCGCGATGGATGAAATTAAAGAGGTTCGCGGCATTTCATACTCTATTCGCAATTACGTTTACGGCCGCAAGGATGGGCAGGAAGTTGTTCTAATGGTTTGGTTTGATGATGATACTGGTGAATGGCGAATAGAACATAGGGAGATGGATAAATAATTGACATTTTCTAATTTTATGATATAATTATTATGTAAGAAAGAAAGGAAAATGTATATGACTACTTGTGAAGAATATAAAAACAAAGTAAATCAGTTTTCAAATAGAGATTTGTACTTTGAATTATTAGATTATATCCGTTTTGATTCTAATGAATCTTCTGAATATGACAGTATGCGTAGTATAATACTGGATGAAATTGCAAAAAGATTAAAGATTGATAATTCCTAAAATTATGATATAATTATTATGTAAGAAAGAGAGAAAGGATGATATAAGTGCTTGATAAAGACGGTATTCGGCAGCTTGCCTACGTAGTTCTAATTGATGGCATAGAACCAATCCCCGGCTATGACCGCGTAGAACATGCAATCGTTGGCGGTTGGCGTGTAATTGTACAGAAGGACCAATTTAAAGTAGGCGACCCCGCTATTTATTTCGAGATTGACTCGCGCGTTCCTTCTGACAAGGAATGCTTTGCTTTCCTTGAGAAGCGCAATTACAAAGTTAAGACTTTGAAGATGTGTAAGACTATTTCTCAAGGCTTGCTTATGCATCCGTCTGATTTTGGCTGGACTATTGGTAATGTTGAACCTGAAATTCCATATATTATGGATGATGAACACATACCTCATTATGTAAATGATGAATCTCGTTTCCTTACGCAGAAACTCGGCGTAACTTATGCAGATGAAGAAGATAATTCTCGTAAGGCGCCTTCTGTAGACAAATATAAGAAGATGGAAATGCGGCATCGCAAGTTATTCAAGAATCCTGTGATTCATTGGTTTATGCGCTATAAGTTTGGCCGCAAAGTAATGTTCTTCTTCTTCGGTAAGAAGAAAGATAAGAAAAATGGTTGGCCCTCTTGGGTTCAAAAAACAGACGAAGAAAGAATAGAGAATATGCCTTTTATGCTTCAAAACAAGAATCCTTGGATAGCGACTGAAAAGATAGATGGTAGCAGCACTACTTTTACTATGAAGCGTGGAAAGTTTAAGAAAAAGGACTTTTATGTATGTTCTAGAAATGTATGTTTTGATAGTGTAGATAAGCCTTGCTATTATGATACCAATATTTATTGGGAAATGGCACAGAAATATCATATGTTTGAAGTACTATCTAAACTTCTTGATTCTATGCCCACGGTTGAATGGGTAACAATTCAGGGCGAAACTTACGGTGAAGGAGTCCAGCGTAATACTTATGGACTTTCCGGCCATGATTTTATGGCTTTTAATCTGATTACTTCTGATAAAGGTCGTTGGAATAGTTGCGATATGAAGGAAATTCTTGAAAAAGATTATCATATCCCTTGTGTGCCTATTCTTAATGATAGCTATATTCTTCCAGATACTGTAGAAGAACTGCGTGAATATGTGAATAGCCAGCCTTCGGTTATTGATGGTGAGATAAAAGAAGGTATTGTATGCCGCTCTCCTGATGGCATTCATTCATTTAAGTGTGTATCGCCAGAATATTTGCTTAAATATCATGGATAAGGAGTAAATAATGAAAATTACATTTGATACACTCCCAGACGTAATTTGGGGCACCATGTATGGTGGAAAATGCACAAACGAGAACGCTGTTATTATTCCAATTAAGAAATCTGAACTTCATAAAACCGTCTCTGATGATAGTGTCATCTATATTTGGGGATGGCCTGGCCCAGATGGTAATATATATAATTATAGTGACTATGGAGAGACTTGGGCCTTTACTCCAGAAGAATTATCTCCTGCTAGAAAATACGAGGATGTATATGGAAAAAAATGAAGTAATTCATATTCTTGAAATCGAACGTGAATGCATTAGCCGTGATTGTGATCGTAATTGCGGCTATTGTGACTTGGTTCAAGAGCAAGAAACTCTATTGGATGCATATAATAGTGCAATTTCACTATTAAGTATAAATCCAGAAGATAAAGATGATAATACTAAATGGAATAAGGAGTAAATAAAATGAGTGAGTATACTAAATATCTAAGATGGCTATATCGCCGCAATCTACTGCGCTCGCGCGGTGAGGAACTGAATCGTGGTATTATTGGAAAATTGGAACGTAAAATTCGTAAGTATGAAAAGGAGAGTGTAAAATGAAAGAGTTCTGGAGAGATTACGGTAAAATTATTATTATTGCTCTCGTGGTGGTTGTTGTAATTGGTGTTGCAATTGATCTTATCAATCCCGCATACGGCTGGTGTGCAACGGTTCCCGCTGGTCATGTAGGAGTTGTTGAACATTTTGGACAGGTAAGAGAATCAACGCTTCAGCCTGGTTTCCATATAACTGGTTTTTTTGAGCATGTGCATCCTGTTGATATTCGAACTCAGCGACATAATTATAATACTGAAGCATTCAGTTCTGATATTCAGCAGGTTGGTCTTACAATTGCTGTCAACGAAAATATTTCGCCCGATGCCGCATATAAACTTTATACCACAGTTGGTATGAACTATCTTGAAAATCTACTTGAGCCTCGACTTATGGAAAATGCAAAGGTAGTTATTAGTAAGTATACCGCTGAATCACTTATTGCCAATCGTGAAAAACTTTCCGCAGAAGTACTTGTAAAAATGCAGGCCGATATGGTACAGTATGGTATTAATGTAACTGCAATCTCTATTGAGAATATTGATTTCACTGATCAATATGAAGCTGCTATTGAAGCAAAACAGGTGGCTACTCAGGAAAAACAAAAGGCCCAGACGGAAGAAGAGCGTAAAACTATGGAAGCAGAGCAGGCGGCTAAGCGTAAGAAGATTGAAGCTGATGCAGCAGCAGAAGTGCAAAAAATTAACGCAGACGCTGAAGCCTATGCTATCACAGCAAAAGCTGATGCTGAAGCAGAAGCTAATAAGAAACTAAATGCATCTCTAACTGCTGATCTTATTGAATATAATAAGATTATACATTGGGATGGTGAGCTACCACAATTCTTTGGAGGTGGGACAACACTACCAATTCTGAACATGGCTGGGGTTGAGTAATCAACCCTCTTTTTATTTTGACTTTTTTTAAATTTATGATATAATTATAATATGAAAGGAAGGTGAGAAGTAATGCATGATATATTTGCTTTCTCGGATATTCACGGAATGTGGGATTTATACAAAGCAATTATGGATTATTGTTATGAACAAGACCCAGAAGCAATGATTATCTATTGCGGCGATGCTTGTGATAGAGGACAAGACGGATATAAGATTATGCAAGACCTGTTAGATAATCCTTATGTTGTTTATCTGAAAGGAAACCATGAGGATATGTTTACTAAGGCAGCACGCGAAATTAAAGAACTTTTTAATTTTGCAGATTCTGATGAGACCGCTATTCACAAAACTTTAACGGCTTGCCGCTACTATGATTATAAATATATGCATATTCAAGATTCCTTAAATAATGGCGGCATGACTACTCTAATGGCTTGGATTAAAGATGGAATGCCAATGGAGATTGTAGAACGTATTGAAAAGCTTCCACTTACCTTTAGTACAGATACATGTGATTTCTGCCATGCCGCAGGCATTTATAGAACTTTTAAAGAAGCCGCTGATGCGGAATACGACGGAAAAGAAGTTGACCAATATGCCTATAATTCTCTACTGTGGAGCCGCACTGCATTTGGATATGGATGGGAGCCAAATCGTACTGTAATTTTTGGACATACTCCTGTTCCTTATTTACTTGAGGATTTAAAAGTAAAATGGGATGAGAGTAAGAATGTAGAGCCATATAAGTATGTTGGAAAGATACTTCCTACTATGACCGGCGCGAAAATTGATATGGATACGGGCGCGGCATTTCTTGGATTTGCTTATGTTTTGAATGTGCTTACAATGAAAGCACAAGGATTTGAAGATTGGGATATTAAAAATAAAGAAATAAGAAAGCATCATGTTGAAAAAATTAAAGTGATTCAGTTGTAATGAAAATACATATCTATAAGGGAGAAGCCATTCCGGGTGAATGGCTTATTTTTATTTGTGGGAGGTGAATATATGGATTTTAACTTTAGCTTATATCCGGAAGATGTTATTAACCGTCCCTTAACTCCATATGTTTATTTTTTAAGTTTACCAGATGAAATATTAGATAAAGTAGCTTTAGAATTTAATCGTAATTTATCTGATTTTCATTATAATAATAAATTAATGAAAAACGATACCGATGTTATTGAACAGGCTTTTGCTTTTTTAAAAGCCGTTATTTAGTCTGAAAGAGCAAAAGAAGAAGCTTTCCTATAGTATTTAAAAGATAAAACTCATACCACATTTGATCTATAGTTGCCATCTATTGATAGCGATTGGAAATCTTTTGTACAAGAAATTTAGGAATTAGTAGGCTTTAGTAATAATGGTTTAAAAGATTTATCTAATGAACTAAAGCGTTTGAAAGGAAATAAAGCTAAATTTGATAATATGTTAAAAGCAGATCCTACTATTACAAAAACTTGGGGTATCGCTGATACTATTGGAAAAGTATCGGATTAGATGAAAGCGGTCTTAAGTTTTTTTAATAATAAATTTTCTCCCTCATCTAATGCTTATAAAATTATTGAAACAGTAGTTATGAGATATAAAGATTAGTTATTAGCTTTTGATTCTAATAACAAATTAATTTTAGATGAAAAAAGTTTAATGGCTACAATAGAAGTTCTTTCTACAGACATTATTCATTTATATATTAGTAATCCTGAGCTCTTTAAAATTAATGGCCGTATTACTTTTAATGCTGATTTAATTAATAAAATGTTAGATGAAGATGAACGATTAGATGCTAATGCGCGCGCTATGATCACTAATATGCAATAGCTCCCAAAACTTAGAGAATCAGTTGTAAAAAGTTTACATTTAAATAATAATTAGAGAAGTAAACATATGGATGTTAAAAAAATTACCGAGGGAGAACAAATAACAGATAATTCTAAAATAATAATGGAAGCTTTATATAATCTTTTACGTAATTTTAAAGTACCGGAAAAAGCATTTTCGATTATTACTGATAAACCTACGTGGGCTGAAATCGAATCATTAACAAAAATGGTAATTTCCGGGGCAGTTAGTGCCCATAATACTGGATCATCATTTGCAAAACCTGATAATATAGTTGGATATTTTGCAGTAGATCCTTCTCAAATGGATCCAAAAAATAATAAAGAAATTAATGCTTTAATCACTAAAATAGAATCATTCCAAAAAAAATTAGCCTATATAGCTGATACTGTAACAAAAGAGAATACAACTGCATACTATGAAAAACAATCTGAAGTTTGGCAATAGTTGGCTGATGAAACTGATGCAATTTTAAATGAATTACGGGATAAATATAATATATTAGCTTCTTGTTTTGTTATAGAAGATTCTACTAAAAACTATTTATCATTATATGCTAAAACAGAAAATGGAGAATTAGAAACTGGGCCGCATGGTGGCTCTCTTGGTGCTAACTTAAAAGATTAGATAGATAAAATTGAAGCTTTAACTAATGCTGGTGGAATTACCATGGCTGATAAAGATTGGTTAATTGCTGCAATTATTAATAGTGGGGATAACATGGTTGCGGGAAAATTACGAAACACATTAGAAGATTATTTAGCAATGTTTGCAGCAATATTATTATTTGATGGATAGATCAATATCGCGGCCGAAGCTTTTAAACGCGCTACAGATAGTATACAAACATCAGTATATCAATTACATCTATTTTCTGTTAATAATGGGTATTATCCATTATCCTATGTATTAAAATTAACGTATGATTCATTAGCTTAGGGTTTGGGTAAAATAGAAGCTGAAACTCGTCAAGGCGTACAAACTAATATTTATGGACATATTTCTGAGCCTATTTTTGGAGATACGCCTCAAGATAGTTGGAATTTAACTGCTGAAGCCGCACTAAAAAGTACAAAAATAAAAATGCGTTTTTTAGTAAATTTAGCTCAAACCATTACTAATTTATTACCTGAATAACTCTCTGCCTAGCAGCGAGTTTATATATAAAATCTTTTCGCACGAAAGAAGGAGGGGAGAACAATGAGTAAGTTAGTGGATTTCTTCAAGAGTTTCCGCAAACGCTACGATGCACAAGTACTACGTAATGAAAAAATTGATGAATTTTTGGTCGAAGCTAAAGAACAATCTAAACATCTCAATACAATGACAACTGCAATCACAACTTTAACATCTACCGTTGAAACCTTATCAGGTAAAGTAGATTAGCTCTCATAGCATATGAAAGATATTGATGATTAGTTAGATACTATTAGTAAGGGCACAAAAATAGAACTACTAGAAACATTACATAATTGGAAACTACGACTTGTGAAGCGTGGATGGAAAACGAAAGAAGAAATGTCAGAGGTTAAGGACATCTATGAACTTTATAATAAGAAACTACATGGCAATGGTTAGGGCACTGCCTATTATGATGAAGTCCAAGCCCTTGAAGAACGAGAACTCTCCTAAATATTGACTTTTATTCAATTTTATTATATAATAAAATAAAAGAATGGAGGAAAATTAATGATAGAGCAAAAAAGAAGCCGACAGCAAATTGCACAATTGGAAATCTATACTGATGGTTCCCTAAAAAAATTAGGGTCTACAATGACTTTCGGCGGCTGGAGCTTTATTGCTCTTCGTGGAGGAGAACGAATTTATGAAGTTGCCGGCTGTGAATATGGGACCACAAATCAGCGTATGGAATTGTTAGCGATACGCAATGCCTTAGAGTTTGCACAGAAGAATCGGCAACCAAATGAAAACGTAATAATTTATAGTGATTCAGCGTATGCTATTAATTGCTATAGACAAGAATGGTATACTCGATGGCAACAAAATGGATGGGTAAATTCCAAAGGGGAAGATGTTGCTAATCAAGATTTATGGATAGAAATTATTCCTTATTTCGATAATTTTTGGTATAACTTTGATAAAGTAAAAGGACATGGTACCAATTATTGGAATAATGAATGTGATAGATTGGCGCAAAATGAAGCGCAAGAAATGAAGAACAATTTTAGAGGAGAACAAAATTTATAATGGATAATAGTGTATATGAAGTAGAGCGCGACGATTATGCTGCATTCATAGGCCAACTTAATAAAAGCATGATGGATGTAGAAGATTATGTCGAACAAGATTATACTTTTCTAAAAATTAAGAGTAGAAAAACAGGTAAACATCTGAGTACAAGAATAATCTCCCATGAAGATGGAGAAGAAAAATATTTTATTTTCCAAATGCCAGATGATGATGAACGGGTAGCGCCCAAACCCATACGTAAAATTACGCTTGAAACGAAAGAAGAAGTTCAGGCATTTTTGAATGCATTGGGTAAATTACAGGAGAAAGGTCATGACGGAACTATATGAAAATATTTCAAATGAAGTAAAGAAAACTGCTGCTACAATGTGGGATTTAGCTTTCGCGCAACATGACCCAATGAAAGCAGCTGACTTCCTTAATAACGTAACTGAGTATTATAGTCATCTATATACTGAGGAGGAAATGGAGTTTCTCCGCTTCTATTTCCAAATGAAAATGGAGATGATAAAAAAATGAAAAAGACAATTATTTTAAGCGGCAAGAGTGGCTCTGGTAAAGATATGTTTGCTTCCTTTATGAAGCAAGAATTGGAATCTAGAGGACAGAAAGTTATTATAATGCATTTTGCTGATGCCTTAAAATGGATACTGCGTGAATATTATCACTGGGATGGCAATAAAGACGAGGTTGGCAGGACACTTCTGCAAACAGTAGGAACTGATATTGTTAGAAAGGCCCATCCTGGATACTGGACTGGCATAGTAGTAGGATTCCTATCTGCGCTTGAACCTTATAGTGATTTTGATGTAGCGATTATTCCTGATGCACGCTTTGAAAATGAAGTGGATATTACTTTACAGGAATTAAATTCTGTTAGTGTACGTATTGAGCGCAAGAATGCAGATGGAACCCCTTGGGTTAATCCTACGCTAACAGAAGACCAGCGCAATCATCCGAGTGAAACTTCACTAGATGTGTTCGCTTTTGATTATATAATTCATAATGATGAAGGGCTTGATACATTGCGTGAAAGCGCTCATACATTATTGGAAGATTTAAAATTAATATAAGGAGAATGATATGATAGATTATGCATCCTCAGAACCAATGAAATATTGGTCTATGCCAACTACAATGACTCCCGAATCGCGGCGCTTTAAGTTAGAACAGCTTGCAGAATCAGGAGATTACCTATTTGGTATTAAAACCGATGGAAATTGGAGTAGAGCCATAATTTCCCCTACTCAATCACTTCTACAAACACGAGGTATATCAAAGACTACTGGTACTTATGGAGAGATTCAAGATAAGGTATTATTTTGGCCTGATGTAATGAAACCTTTTAGTAAAACTACAGTAATACTTGGAGAAACCTATCTTCCAGGAGGCATTGATAAAGATACAGGAGCCATCCTGAGATGTCTAAGTCAAAAGGCCCTCGCGCGGCAAAAAGTTAATCCGCTACGTTGGCGTATCTTTGATGTACTTGCGCTAGATGGCGTAGATTATATGAATACTCACTTTGAAGAACGTGTTAAACTAATTCCTCAAGTCGTAAAACGTATTAATTCGCCGCTAGTAGAAGGTGTCACCTACTCTGAAATGGATTCTACCTTTTTCGATAAAATGGGTAAAATCTTTGAATCTGGTGGAGAAGGGGCAGTATGTTATCGCAAAGATTCTATCTATGTTCCCGGTAAACGCGGCCCAACTGCGTGGGCAACAGTAAAGGTAAAGCAAGAAATTTCATCTGAAATTGATGCCTTTATTAGTGGTATAGTCCCTGGTGAAAAAGTTTATACAGGTAAAGACCTTGCCAGTTGGGATATGTGGGAAAAGCAACGTACCGGTGAACTCGTACGAGGTTTGTATTTTGGAGAGTATCAATCCGGAGGCGCGTATATTCCAGTGACCCGTAACTATTGGAATGGGTGGCCGGGTGCTATACAAGTCTCCGTTTATGATAAAGATATGAATGAAGTGCCATTGTGCAAGGTTGCAGGACTTACAGATGAATTTAAAACTGAATTGCGCGATAATCCTTCGCGTTGGATGAAAGTCCCTGTTGCAATTAGTGGTATGATGGTATCTTCAGCTAGGGCTGATTCTGAAGGAAATGGTATCTCTATTCGGCATCCGCTTTTAAAACGAATTAGAGAAGGCGACATTGACCCCAAGGATTGTACACTAGCAAAAATTTTTGAATGAAGCGCACAGCGCTGAAGGAGGTTCTTATGGAATTAGAAGAACTACTTTCTGGGATTTGGGAAAAACTTAATGCAACTGAATTAAGTCCGACAATGTATTAGTATTATAATCAGCTATTTCATCATCGTACTATTCTACTGAATGATGATATTACTGAGCATATTGTCGAATATGTCTATTTACCTTTAAAGGCATTTGAAGAAGATGATTCTATGGAGCCGGTAACTCTTATACTTAATAGTGGCGGCGGCTCAGTATCTGATGGCTTCTTCCTAGCACATTATATTTCTTAGTATTCTAAGCCGCTAAATATTGTTGTATTAGGATATGCTTGTTCTATGGCAACTGTCCTACTCGCGGCTGGCGGTAAAAATGAAAATGTCATACGTAAGTGCTATCCTTGTTCTTACTGCCTGATTCATGATGGATATGTAGCCCTTACTGCCGCTGAAGCTAAAACAGCAAATGATATTATGGCATTTAATAATGAAGTAGATAAATAGATTGGTCAATTTTTCCTAAATAACACAAATATTACCGAAGAAGAATATCAAACTCATGCTCGTCATCAATGGTTCCTGTTCGCGCAAGAAATGAAGGAAAAGAACCTAATAGATGAAATTATCGGGCAAGAGGAGTGATAGCATGATAACTCGTTGGGCTGATACATCAGCTATTTTACATAATGAAGGACTATTAGACCAGGTAGGAACTGTGGCTATTAGTCCTCTTACTTTATCTGAATTAGAACATATTAAAACTTCTTCGGAAAATGAGAAACTTAAGTTTTTCGCGCGAGAAGCAGTACGAAATATTTTAGCTACGAAAAAATTTGAAGTCGTTATTGATAATAATAGGAAAATTGATAAGCTATTAAAGAAATATAATTTTCTAAGTGATATAAATGACCACCGTATCTTATGCGCGGCTGAACTTGCTGCAATAGAATAGAGAAAGAACATTACTTTCTATACTAATGATGCAACGCAATACCTATTCGCGCAGCGTATGCCACATCTTGAAGCTGTTTATTCTACTAAAATAAAAGATGAATAGCCACAAGAAGAATGGGCTGGCTGGAGTAAATATTGGCCGAATGAAAAAGAAATGGCTCTTTTATATCAAGACCCACAAATGAATATCTTAAAAGCAAGAACTAATGAATTTTGTAAGATTTATGAAGGTTCTGAATTAAAAGATATTTTGTTTTGGACAGGTAAGGAATATAAGCCATTAAAGTATAAAGATATACGTAATCCTTATTTAGAGGAAATTATTAAACCACGTAATATCGAGCAAAAAATGGCTTTTCATTTATTACAAAATCAAGATATAAAAGTTAAATTACTTACGAGTTCATGGGGCAGCGGCAAAACGCTATTAGCATTATCATATGCATTAGAGCAAATACATAAAGGCACTTATGCTAAATTAATTTTCGTAAGAAATAATATTGTAGTAGCAGATACTAATGATATTGGTTTCTTACCTGGAGATTTACGTGATAAGATGGCTATTTGGGGTGCTCCGCTTGCAGACCATTTAGGTGGGCAAGAAATGCTTGATTAGTTGATAGATGATGATGTTATTGAAATTTATCCCCTATCCCACATGCGCGGACGTTCAATAGTTAATTCTATTGTATTATGCGATGAATGTGAGAATATGACAGATAAACTAGTAACATTCCTAATGAGTCGTATTGAAAAAGATAGTGAATTGATTTTCTGCGGCGATGTAGCTTAGATAGACCATAAGAAATTTGAAAAGAATAATGGTATTAAGGCTATGATTAATTCATTAGCGGGAGACCCGCTATTTGGAATGGTAAAATTAGTTAAGTCAGAACGTGGCCCCGTTGCCGCGCTATGTGATAAAATCCGGCCTCCGGTCTAAAATTGGGCGCGAAAGCGCCCTCTTTTTTATTTGACTTTTTTTAAATTCTATGATATAATAAAGAAAAAGTTATAGGAGGATTTTATATGTCCGAGCAACGTACAATTTATGATGACATGATTGATGAGTATTTTAATCGTCATCCAGACGCTGGTTTAGCTTGGTGGATGCTACCACTTGAACAGCAACCTGAAGGTTTCAAGCAGGAAATGTATGATATTATTTGGCATTTGACTCATAAGGAGGATAAAGATGAATAAAGAGCCTCTCGGATACTTAGGTGGCGATATTATGACACATGGCTCTAATCTCGCGCGCCAAGAAGAATATGATAAGTTTAAGGCCGCGGGCATTCCTGGTCAAGTATATAGTCCCGTTCAAAATAAGTCAATTAATGATAAATCTAATATGACAGAAGAAGAAAATAATCATCTTGCAGAGAAAATCTGCGAAGCAGACATCGAACGTTTATGGAATAGTGATTATACTGTTCTATGCCCAGAGCAGAGTGCTATTGGCACGATGTGTGAAATGGGAGTATTGTATGGGTGGAAATATATGGCTGATAAACTGCAAGATATTATTTATGAAGATAGAACAGCCGGAAAAACTAAAGAAGAAACATTCCATGATCTAGAAGCAGAAATTACCCGTATTTATGATAAACAAAATTATGCTCATTATTTCGACATCCGTACCAACCATTTGAATGAGAAAGATTGGCGCCGAAGTTTCTCGATAAATCAAATGTTATATGGCATGATTTTGTACGCTACGGAAGACCATATGCTGCATAATTCTTTTGATGAAATTCTTCCGTTGCTACAAAAAGAATATGGTAAGAAAGATACGGATGAAGCCGTATCAGATTGGAGGTAATCTATGAAAACGACAGATAAAGTTTAGGTTGGAAATTCAACCACTAGTACAGGTACATCCACTACCACTTCTCAGTGGTAGACTTATAATCATTCAAAAGCAGAGCAAGGTTGGGAATGCCCTCGTTGCGGCCGCATTAATGCACCTTGGGTAAGGCAATGCGATTGTTCTCCTGCTACTAAAATTACGGTAAATCCATGTAATGATTGGTGGAAAAGTGCTCAAATTACATGCGATGATACGTTTAAAATTCATCCAGAATCTATCACATATACTAATAATGTAAATCAAATAGCTGGCGGTAGTGATTATAAAGATTCAGTCACTGGAGATTGGGTAAATGTTCCTAAAACTTATACTAATTCAGTAAAGAGGTAATATATGAATGAAATTAAAGAATTTCCTATAACAACTCCAAATGAAAAATAGTTAAATAATATTATTACAATTGCTTCCGACGAGGGAGAGCCAATTATATACTGTAATAAAAAATTTGTCTATGAATTAATCAATCTAACAATGAAACCGTATCACAGTACAATAAGTTGGGACGAAGTACGTGATAATGGATATATTGGAAAATATAAAGGAACTCCAATATATATAACACAAACTTTTCCAGTGTATATGCCTTACGCTATAATTGTTCCAATATTTAAATATAAGGGAGAATAATAACTATGCTATATAATATAAATGACAAAATGCCACTTAAGCGACTAATTACATGTGCGCTACAGCAAGTTATGGCTTGTTTCGTAGCCACGGTTTTAATTCCACAAATTTGTAATGTTCCCATTGCACCAGCAATGCTAGGAGCTTGTATCGGAACACTGATTTATCAGCTCTGTACCAGAGGACAGAGTCCTATGTTTATTAGTTCATCAGGAGCATTCGTGGCCGCAGTAATTGGTGGTATAGGGCTTGGTGGCTATCCCGCAGTTGCAATTGGTGGTATCATTATTGCATTAATTTATTGTGGCGTTGGTCTACTAATTAAACATAGTGGCACCGCCTGGCTTGATAAACTTCTACCCGCGGCAGTTATAGGCCCAGTTGTAGCAGTTATAGGTCTGAATTTGGCTACATATATTCCAACCTACTTCCAAGTAAATGGCCAGTATAGCTTACTTGGATTTGGAATGGGCGTTCTTACTATGATTATTGCTGCATGTATTTCCCATTATGGAAAAGGATTTATTCGTAATTTACCTTTCTTAGTATCCATGCTTATTGTATATGGTATTTCATGTATCCTAACAATTTGTGGTGTTCCACTAGTGAATTTTGCAGCATTTAATAATATGCGTATTATTCAGATTCCTGATTTCGCATTCTTGCATTATGATTTTGCTAACTTTAATTGGGGCTTACTGCCGCAGATTCTACTGCTCTTTGTTCCTCTTAGCTTTGTTTGTATTGCTGAACATATCTCAGACCACAAAGCTTTGAGCGCGGTTATTAACACCGACCTTACACATACTCCAGGTCTTGGCTCTACCCTAATTGGAGATGGACTTGCTTCTGCCGCGGGTATTTTCCTATCTAACATTCCTAATACTTCCTATGGTGAAAGTGTTGGAACTACTGGTTTTAGCAGAGTATGCTCTAAATATGTAATTACTCTTGCTGCAGTTATTATGGGAATTGCCTCTATCTTTGGGCCACTTCAAGCTATCCTAGTCTCTATGCCTTCATTTATTCTAGGTGGGTGTGCAGCCATTTTATACGGATATATTACTTTAAGTGGTATTCGTACTATTAAGAATCAGGTAGACCTTGAAAATAATAAGAATATTATTATTGTTGCATCAGTACTAACATTAGGCGTCTCTGGCGCTATTTGCGACTTTGGTATTGTAAGTATTGGAACTACTGCACTTGCAATGCTTGTAGGTATTTTGCTTAATCTTATTTTGAAGAATAAAGGAGCTAATTAATAATGTACAGAGTAATTAAACCACGTGGCGGCGGTAAAACTACGGAAATTCTGCATCTTGCGGAAGAGACCGGTGCCACAGTTGTTTGCGCGCATCCACATGCGATGCAAGGATTAGCAGAAGCGCGCGGTATAAGTGAAAAAATTCGTTTTATTTCTTATTATGATTTTATTTTTAATGAACGTGGGCGCAGAGATGAGTATTTAATTGATGAAATTGATGGATTAGTTAAAGAAATCAGTTCATCGGTAATTGGCTATTCATTATCACCCGAAGATTAATTTTAGGGGAGTTGAAACTTCAACTCCTCTTATTTGACATTTTTATAATTTATGATATAATTATTATAGAAAAGAAATCTAAAAAATAAAAGAAAAAATCTTTCAAAGAGAAGAAAATATAATGTTTCTTCTCTTTCATTATTACTATTCTAATGGAGGGATAAGAAATGATACTAAAAGATAAAATTCAATTTATGTTAGATAAAGGATTTACATATGGACAATTAGCAAAAATATGTAATTGTCATCCTACTAGTTTATCTAAATGGATGCGCGGCGAAAGTAATATATCCGAGCGCATGATTGAATCAATTGAATTTCATATTAAAACCTTCATAGAAAATTTAGTAATAATTTGGAAGTGATTTTATGGGTAAGCTTATAGATATGACAGGATGGAAGATGTGGGAACATGGAGTTCCAGATAGTAGATTAACAGTATTAGAACGAGCTAGCACAAATGGATTAGAGAACAAGCCATAGTGGAAATGTAGATGTAATTGTGGTACTGAATTAATTGTATTAGGTAAATCTTTACGTAATGGCAATACAAAATCCTGTGGATGTTTATAGAAAGACTGGGCTTATAAACATGCAAAAAGTATGAAAAAAGATTTAGTCGGGCAAAGATTTGGATATCTTACAGTATTAGAAGATACTGGAAAATATTAGGGGTACAATACAATTTGGAAATGTATATGCAAATGCGGAAATATCTGCTATGTTTCTGGGAGTAATTTGGGTAGAAGCATAATTTCTTGTGGATGCTCAAAAATGTCAGGCGGCGAAAAAAATATTCTAGATTTTTTAATAGAAAATCATTATAATTTTATTCACGATAAAATTTACTTTAAAGATTTATTATCTGTCAAAGGATATCCATGCCGTTATGATTTTATTATTTTAAATGAGTAGAATACTCCTTATTGGATAATAGAATTTGATGGAAAGCAACATTTAAATAAAAATGCCATGCCTCATTTTTATGATGAAGCTAGTTTTTTAGAATTATAGTAGAATGATATACGAAAAAATCAATATGCTATAGAACACAATATTCCGCTAGTTCGAATACCTTATGAAATGAAAAATAAAATTACAAAAGAACTATTATTTGGGTCTCAATTTTTATTATCAGAGTTTAAAACTTGACATTTTCTTAAAATTAGATTATAATATATATAGAAAAAGGAAAGGGGATGATTAAAATCGGGATGGACTGTTATCTATGGGAAGCGCCAAATCACCGAATTTTCAAGGATGAAAATTGGTATTCTTCAGGTATCGTAAAAGAACGTATGTATTGGCGCAAGAACTGGGATATGGTTGAGAATTGGTCATTCATGCCCAAAGATTATGAATCTGGTGAATTTATTGAGATTGGAAGCAAGGAACTTGAGGAAATGATTAAGGTTGCTTGTACTTATCGTGATTATTTTGGAACCTATGATACTGTACCTCAATTGTGTGAATTGCGCGATGAGGTATTAGGATGGGAACAAGATGAAGTTAAAGATAAGAAATTATTTGTAGAATATGATTGGTAATTTAATGCCTATCATTAAGATAGGCATTTTTATATCTTGGAGGTGTGTGCTTTTTGATACAGACTATTATTGATAAATTTAAAAAATATATGGCAGATAATAGCCTGACTCAAGGGCAGGCTGCCGAGCAAGTAAATATCAGTAGAACACATTTAAATAAAGTATTGAATGGCAAAGAAACGCCTTCTATGGCCCTTCTAATGCGAATTGAAAAAGCAATGGAGGGGTATAATGGCTAATTATGCAAATCAATTAACTATTAAGTTAGAAATAAATAAAACAGTAAGAACTGCAGGTGATAAAAGTGGTGAGGCTTTCGCTCCTTGGGTATTTTGGAAATATAAGAAGGCCGCAATGAAAAAACTTACTGGTAATGGTTATAAACTTTGGGAATATATGTATTCTTGGGCAGGTAATGGCTCTTTTGATTTATCGCCTAAACATATTACAGAGGAAACAGGTATTAGTGATAAAGGTATTAGACTTGCGCGAAAAGAGCTTGAAGAGTGCGGGTGCCTAAGTGTAGAAGATGGAAAAAAGAATGTTTATATCTTTTCACCTGACGCAATCCTGTAATTTTTACCGCTTTCAATGCGGTTAAAATTACCATAACATCTCGGTAAAAATTACCGTAGGTTGCGGTAAAAATTACCATAACCTCCGGTAAAAATTACCGGAACCTATGGTAAAAATGATAGGAGTAATATAAATATAATAATAATATAATATAGATATAATAATAATAGAAATAATAATATAGCGCAGACGCGCATCAGGAGTAAAATGAATCAACTGATTACGACTTTTAAAAATGCTATGGATGAAATAGGTATACGTGCAATCTATTGGCTTATAGGAGCAATCATAGGCTTCATTTGTATTTGTGTTTTACAGTTAATATTTAATTTTATAAAATATTTATTTTATAATAAAAGGGAGAGTAAATATAATGAAACTAAAAATTAAAATCTCATATGAATGGGAAGAAGACCTTGATGAAGAATGGGAAGATTGGAAAGCAGATGGCTATACCATTGAAGAATTTAAAAACAATGAAATAAATTTTAATCACGCCATTGAGCGACTAGATTCCGCCGCAGATAATCATATCCCTACTGAATACAAACGCGAATTAAAAACAGAATGGGAATAATTTGACTTCTCTTTAAATTTATGTTATAATAAAAGAAAAAGGAGTAAATATGATAATACAGTCTAATGTCTGGTATGATAAGACAATCGCACCACCTTCAACATATACATTATTACTTTCTGATGGCGTTGAAACTTGTCCAGGTTATTATTATAATCATAGATTTTATGTTGAAGATATTGATGTTACAAATGAAGTAAAACAATGGTGTATTCCAGAACAGGGTGAAGAGCCGCATTTAAATTAAAATAAGGACTGGTGAAATGAGAATGACAAATCAAGAAGCAATTGAAACAATAGAAGCAAATTATCCACCGCAAAATTATTCCATGTTGAGAGAAGCATTGGATATGGCAATGGTTCTGCTAAAAGAGCAGGAACCACAGAAAATGCTTGAAGTTGAAGATGATGACCTGTATGCATGGAGTCCAAAAGATGTTAGCTACTATTGCCCACGTCCAGAATGTGGAAAAGAAATATCCTATGATTATAATTTTTGCCCATATTGCGGTCAGGCGGTGAAGTATGGTGATTGATAAGAAAAAAGTTATCAAAGGACTTTATGCCCACGGGTATAAAGACTGCAAGTCGTGTCCATATTGGGGGTCTGGTTCGCACGGCAGTTCTGAATGTAATGAACTTGCGAGAGAAGCCTTATCTCTTCTCCAGGAGCAAGAACCAAAGCAAATTATCCAAAAACTAGAAAAACTTGAATATTCAAACGGCTCATTTAATTATTTTGCTGAGTGGTATTGTCCGCATTGCAATATGTTGATTCTACGAGGATTTAATGACCCATCAATTAAGTTCTGCTATAGATGTGGTAAACCTATTTTATGGGAAAGAACGGGTGAAACATAAATGAATAAAGAAGATTTAATAGGTAAAACGATTGAAACAATAGACATTAATGGGTATGGTATTGAGGTACATTTCACTGACGGAACAGAATTTGTATATTATGCTTCAGATGCGGGATATTCTAGTTGGGACATATCAAAGGCGGTGAAATGGGATGCGTGAACTAATCTATCGTGATGATTGCGATTTAAATGCGCCATCTATGGGCCGCGACGAAATGCTTTGGGACTTGATTTATCAGCATGGTTTAGCAGATAATGAACAGATAGACCGAATATTTGATTTAGCGCGAGCAGTAATGGATGCGGCGCAAAATGTCATTGATACTGCGCCTACTATTGCAACTGATGATGTTATTGCATATAAATGTCCAGAATGCAAAACGGTTAGTCTTCTATATAGTGAAGATAAATTTTGTCCTGTTTGCGGTATTGGGAGATTGTAATATGGAAATAATTGAGACAATTCCTATTTATGGTATGCCTGATTGGGTAGTAATCCTTTTATTTTCAAGTATTGGCCTTGCAATTTTAACGATTATATTTGCTCTAAATACAAAATACATAGGTACAATTATGGCACTAGTCTCTGTTATTGGCCTTATAGTAGGTATTATTAGTGCAATTATTCTTAGTAAAGCTGAATTTCAGGGCAACGAATATGTAGTACGTATTACAGATATGCCTGCACAAGAATTTATAGAAAAATATGAAGTAGTTAAACACTTTGAATATTCTGATGTAATTCAAATAAAGGAGATTGAAAATAAATGAAAGTAATTGCTCGGCCTCTTGGTACTGGTAAGACTAAGGAACTAATGGATATGGCGCTTGAAGCAGATGGTATTATTCTTACTACCAACAAGCGTGCGCTTCAAGTAAAAGCAGAAGCATATGGTTTTGATTCTCTATGTATTATTGACCTTGATGATTTACTTTATGGAAACTATGATGATACAAAGCCGCTATTTGTACATAAACTTGATGATGTAATGCAAGAATACTTCAAAGTAGATTTTAATTTGGATTTGCAAGGATTTAGCGTTAGAATGGGAGATTGATATGTTTCATAGTTATAAAGATGGTATGAATATAACAGTATGTTCTTCAGCCGAGCTAACCGACTTAGTACATAATACTGTTAAATATTATGAAGAAAAAGTAGAAGAACTACATAAGAGAAATAAACAGTTATATGCAGATGCGAAATCTATTGTAAGAAAAGATTATGAAAAGCAAATTAATAATCTTGAAGAACAATTAAAACTTTCATATGGAGAATTCGCTTCTCAGAAAGAAAAAGAAGCATATGATGAATTCGAAAAAGAGCATATGCATGATAGACTTACATCACGATACAATGGCGGCCGCGCGCCATATCTAATTCCAACTAGAACTGGTGTTGGTACCAATCTTAAAGTTGTATGCCCTATTTGTGGCGAGTCGAAAGATATTACGGATACAAGTGTTTGGTAAATTATAATTAATTGACAAAAATAAAAATTATGATATAATTATAATGTACTAAGGGAGAAGACCGATGCACCACCGTGAACTTCTTGTCCGACCTACTTGAGAGTTTGTGGAGTCTCTTGCTCTTCAGTGAAGAAAAATGATGGCTCTGAAGTTTCGACCCATCTTGCTCGGGCCGTAATTTTCAACAGGAAAATTGACAATCGAGGAGAGGTAAGTAAGTGCATATCTTACCTAATGTTTTAATTATAAGAAAGAAAGGAAGAGAAAAATGAAGGTTACTGAAACGATGACGATCATTAAACGTGTTAAGGATGATGCTTATTATGGAGAAAAAGATGGCAGGGCATATGTGATTAAAAAGGGAGATTCTGATTATGAAGACTATGAAAAATTCTATGAAGAACTTCGTAAAACTCCTTTTGAGCATCGGCCAGAGTTGGTTAATACAGTGATTGATGAAAATACTTATCCTACTATTTTTAATGGCAATGTAAAGCCTGATAAGACGACAACTGAGCAGGTAAAAGCGCCTGAGAAGACTCCGCGCGAAATCCTTATTGAGAGTATGAATCGTCTGATTAATTTCTTTTCAGAATTTTCATTTTTCTGTTCCT